TACGACTGTTTTTTCTTGAAGGGTTAACAGGTATTTCTTGTACGGTTCCACGGAAAGAAGAATCCCAACCGAACGTTCTAGCACTAATTGTTTGTGGTGGTAACAAACCAGTTGAAACAGCGATACGCAAACTGTCATGGCCGCCGACATTCACGTTAAAACGTGCGCGATAATTGTCTAGCAATAAACGCAAATTGTGGTCGTCATTTAAGTCAATCGATACTTTGCCGGACCAACCGCCACGCCCATTATTTGCATCACGATCCCAAACACTTCTACCATTAACGTGATAGTCCTGTTGGTCACGAAACCATTTCTGGCCATCAGGATCGGTTCGGATATAGTTAATTAGTTGATCGTCGGTGTCACCCAAAGCAATCCTGCGCACCAAAGGATCGGCGTTTAGCAAACCAATTTGGTCGCCGTGTGCTTCAACAACTTTAGATTCAGGGGCTTCATACCGTTTAACATCCTCAAAAGTGCCTGACCTTCTAGACATTTTGGTTGGATAAGACGGATCACTATAATGACCTGTTACAGCAACACCTGTTGCTTTTCGGTAATCTTCCATACCATTGATGGCTTCATCAAAAAGTTCGCCTCGAATATCTCCGATGCCTTTACGCCCGATTTTGCCACCAAGCCAACGATGAGCCGACCATTGCATGTGTTGAAGCGGGTGACGAAAAACGCTAGTAACAGGTTTTTGTGACAAAGCCAAACTGATTTGTCCTTCAGCAAGATTACGAACCGTATAGCCACCTGTAGCCAAAATAATTTTCTTAAAAAATTCTTCTTGAAAACCAACTATTGCCGCAAAAGGCAAACGCAATTTGCCTGCTTCAGCCAAACGAGCAACATTGCCGTCAACATATTCGCCTTTAGGATTTTTACGCCAAATCTTGTTGTAGCGACCAGTCAAAGCCCGTACCTGTCGAACATCAGGCATCTCCATAGAAAGATTTGCTAACTCTGAAACAAGTGTTGGGCCACCAAAAACAGCGTTGGCTATCTGCCCGTTTTGTTGAGCGACACCCATAAACATATTTCCATCATCAAGTTGACCATCAACACTTGCCCCATATTTTCGAGAATTCTCAACATAGCCTCTAAACGAATTTCTTACAGCACTAGCAACATCAGGGTCAACACCATTATCAATCCATGATTGAACAATTAAATCATTAAACTCATCGTAAATTGCTTTGCGAGCCGTAGGTGTAGCACTAGGCCCAGCCATCGCATCAAGCGCACGATCCAAAAAACGAACACGAACATTTTGATCGGTTAACGAAACTTTCATCCAACGATCAATGTCGTTAATTGTGCGCCCGACATCACGAGGGTTTTCTGAACCAAAATCAATGACTGTGCCTTGTGGCCGCAACTCAAAAGCGCGAGCGGTTAAACGCCCTGCTTTGTTTCCAAATTTAGTACTTTCAAACGAACCAACCAAATTATCTATCACTTTGACACGTCGAGCATTAGATAAACCAAACAACCTTGTTCCAGGCATAACAGTACGAGTAACACCCAATTTGGGTTTACCTAAAATGTCAACTAAAACTTCTTCTACTTCGGCAGTCGAAGCAGCGTTGCGTAACCGTTGAACCGTGTCAGGGTAAACTTTGTCGCCAATAAGTTTGCGCACAGCATCAGCGGTATCGGCTTCTACAAGTCTGTCAATAAGGCGCAAACCTTTGTCTGATCCTAAAAATTTGTTTGCCGTAGCCGCATCAACTGTTTGGCCGATAATACCCGCCGCTACACGTGCGGCCCGCAGTTCTTCACCTGTCATTTCAGACATTTTGATTGCGGTGCCTTTGCCACGTATAATGTCCAAGCTTCTGTCAACTCCTTTTAAGACATCGCTTGCGCCTTGTGCTTCAGCCGCAACTTTTACAGCACCAGCAGCCTGTTTGAACCCAGGGGCAATAGGTACAGCAATCGTTAAAGCACCATCAACAAAACCTGACATCAAGTTGTATGCGCGAGAACCTTCGGTTAAAACTGTGCCAGCCAAACCACGGCCAATAGTCCAAGCATGACCACCAGTAGTTGTGCCACGATAATTTTGTACCCGTTTAGTTTGGAACTGTTTTGCTTCGCCACCTAAAAAGAAACCATCACCGGCTTGTTCATCGTTTTTGATTAGACTGCCAAGATCGGTTGAAATAAACCATCCGTCAATACCGTCAGGGTTGTCGGAGAAAATTTGTGCTGCGGCACCTTGAAGTGTTTGGATAGGCAAATCCATAGCCGCAAATGTGTATCGACTAGCTGTTTTAACTCTATCGTAAATGTTTCTTTGAAACCAATTTTTTTTAGGTTTCAACGCATCGGGTTGTTGGTTAAGTTTTAATGCCGTTGTACTAGCAATATCTTTAAGTTGTTCATCAGGCAAACCTGCTTGTGCTGATGATAAAACAGCACCTGCTGGTAATTGCGGATTATTGCGGTAGATTTCGCCTACACGCGCAGCAAGTTGCGGCGTGGCTTGTGTAACAAAAGTGTTTAATCGGTTTTGTTCTTCAACAAGTTGCTTGTAAACAATTTCTTGTTCTTTTAACGATAATGGTACAGGCATTACTGCCCGCCGTCACGCAACGCATTTATCAAATTCTGTAAATCTGGGTTTGGGTACATCGTATTCAAATAAACAAGTTTGTTTAACACGTCGTCTGCTGGTTCAATTACTGGCATAATGTTTGCACCCATAGCGTTAGGGCCTGCCCCAAAGTTTGCGCCTGCCGTGATTGGTTCGTTAGGTCGTGCTGTTGGTGCTGTTAACGGTGTCAATGTGCCTGGTGCTGTTCGTGGTCGTTTTTGCACCGGTGACGGAACTGTTGTCGGTGATTGGCCCATTGGTACGGCTTCTTGTGCGCGTTGTTGCGCTAAACGTTGACCGTACTGTTGGTTTGATGCCGTAGAGATTGGAAGTTTTTCAGCCATTTATGCCCCTAGTTGTGCTAATAGTGCCTCGATAGGTAATGGCCCTGCCGGACCTGCTACTGGTGCTTCTGCACCCATTCCTGGTAACGCTAAACCTGGCATTGTTTCTGGTGCGCCTGCCGGCATTGCTTGTGCTTGTCGGTCTTGTGCGCGTTGCTGTGTGCGTCGAACCGCTTCGTAAAGCGTAACGTCTTGTTCCAACACAAGTTTGGTGAGATAAGCAAGATCGTCTGGTTGGTATGGGCCTTGCGGGTTTACTGCCTGCTGTTGAATAGATGACAGCAACGCAGATTCTACGCCTTCTGCGATGATGCGGTCGTGTTCAAATTCTGGGTCAGAGATTAGCGGGTCGGCTTCTCGTGCTGATTCTTTTGACATTAGACCTGTGCCGAGGCGTTGCCCCAAACCAATAATTAGATTGTTTACGTCTGATCCTGCTGCCGAATATGAAACATAGTGGAAGTCTGTTTGCCAAACTTTGTTCGGTGTGTATGATTCTTGTCCGACCGATGATCGTGACGGGATGAAGAACGTTTTTGTTGCTTCACCCCAATACGCTTTTTCTAGGGCAATAGCGATTTTATCTTCGTGAAGTAGAGAGTTTGCAAAAACTTCTTGGGCTTCTTGAACACGGTAATCAACGGTTGCTGATAGGACTGCTTCGCCTCGGCGACCGGTACGGATGTTTGTTGCCGATTCGCCACCGAACTCTGCTGGGATAGCACCCTCAAGTCGTTCTTGGCGTTCAAGTCTGTCTAACGCTGTATCGGTTTTGTAGCCTGGGTTTAGTTGCAACTGTTGAATGTCGCCACCTTTGACAACACCGAGTACACCGTTTTTGCCGTCAGCCATCTGAAGTATTTCAGGGTTCTCACCTGGTCGTGCGATCAGGTATTCTTCAGGGAAAATGCCGCGCTCGATAGCGATCTCTGTTAACGCCTGAAGGCGAGCGCGAGTGTAATACATGCCGAGGATGCCATCAAATTGTCCTCGTTGCTTATCTAAAGTGATTCGTTTCGGTACGACAGCGAGTGGCATACCTGTACGGTTCGGGATGCCTTCCAACATGATTGCTTCTAATCCTGCGCGTTCGGATTGTGAAAGCGCCGGGTTATCTTCGGCACCTAGTACGACGAGTTGTAGTGATTCGTCTGAAACATATTCGAGCATTGTGTAGCGTGAATCGGAGTCAACTCTGCCGAAACGTAACTGGTTGCCTACAAGATCACCGTAGTTTCGTAGCAGAAAGTTTGCTGTTACCCGTGACGTGAAAATACAGTTCTCTGGTACTACATCATCTTCGTCTGTTGGTGCAGCGAAGGTGTCTAACGGGTTGCGTACAACCCATTTTGGTGTGAGGGTACCGAAATCTGGTTTAAGGAAAACAGGGCTTGACGAGTAGGCGAGTAGGTGTCGGGCGCGGCGACGTAGTTTCATTTGCATACGGTTTTCATCCCAGAAACCGAGCAACGCTTTTTTGCGCATACGAGCATACTTTTTGGATAGTTCACTACCTTCACGCACAGGTGGGAAGAACGGTGATGGCATTGTGCTAGATACACGCATCGACATCTGATCCAAGCCTTGTACAAGGAGGTTTGCTACGTTTGTTTTGGCGTTACGGTCCAATTCGTTTAACGGTACGATGACGTCACCGTTTGCTAGATCGCGGACACGGCGCATCTGTTCGTGGACAGGACCGAGTGCAAGTCGGCGCTGATGATAAAGTTCTACGATTTCGTCTAAAGAGCGCATGTTATATGCGTGTCACAATATCATATTAAATCCAAGATGGTCGCCACAGGCGTGGCGGCGCTTTAACAGGACCTAAAGAAGGCATGTGTAACTCGGCGAACCAATGCGCCATCACAAGGTCGGTGCCGTTCTTTTTGTTCCGAGTCCAAGACGTCATCTCCTCAATGAACGCCAACGTTTTCCAGTTTTCGCGCATAGTCGGCAACCTAACCTGACCGTTACGCCACAACGGTGGCAATAGGGCTTCCACACCCAGGTTTTCATCCAGTTTGTTCCGTGAAGTAGTGTGGGCTACTACCATCACACTATGGAGAGCCTGCCACTTCCTAACGAAATCGTGAGCCAACAAGAACCGTTGCGCAGCGTTAACCTCAACAACCCAATGGGAGATCGGGTACCCCATCTCGAACGACCTGTTTTGCCATGTCTCCATTACGCCGCCATACTCGCGGCTGCCGGTATCAAATCCTAAAAGTTCTTCGGCTGTTAAACGGGTTCGTTCAACATCAATCAAATATCTGAGATTGGTTTCAGGTTGATACAGCCACCATTGGATCGCCCAAAAGTTTGTTGGTGAGGGGTCAACTGTCGCTATAGAAATTATTGGTGGTTCAAGATGCAACGGAATATATCCCGGCCGTCTATCGTTATCGATACACCCTGGATACAGCACCCCGTCAGGACCCATGCCACCTGTTGCCCACACTCGTTCAATCAGATATGTGCCTGTAGCTAAATCTTGTTGCTGATACACGACCTCAAATTTTTGTGGGGTGCTATAGCGGATGTACGATAAATCTTTCCAAGACAAACGGTACGGGTCCAACAAAGGTCCGTTAGGCCACGGCGGTGACGTAGTTTTTTTGCTGTCTTTACCGGTATCCAACTCCTCGTAGTATGCCTTGTAGATGAGATGATGGTATTTGGATTTTTTTTCTGGTTCGACACCAGCCGACTTGTCGGTGACATCGGAACCGTCGTAGTTGTCCTCGAAATCTTCGTAAGTGATTTTAGCGAGACAATGTGCGTACAGATCACCGGAACCCAAACGTTGCCCTATCACGGCCAACAGGCCACCTGGGTCGCATCGTGCTTCAGCCATCGTATCCCACCGTTCCAACAATTTGTCTCGCGCAACTGACTCTTTGCTGTTCTCTGAGGATGCCACGTCGTCAAACAAACACAGGTCGGCTCGATGACCGATGAACTCTGAATCAATACCGTACGCCGAAACTGTCGGCTCTTTATTATCCAACCCACCCAACGATTCTTGTTCAACCACAAATTCTTCTGCCCGCCACAAAGCACCAGACGACGAAGGCTTAAACCTGCCATAGTCGATAGATAGGCAAGCTTCAGCGTTCAAAGCCAACCCTTTCTCCACAAGAATCGCATCAGGTTCCAACGGAAACGGGCGTTCAAGGGTTTCTCGGATACGACGCGAATACTGTTTTGCCAAAGTCTGTGTAACCGATCCGATCAACACACGAATTTTACGGTTACGGACAATCATCCACACCGCAACATCATGAAACAACGTCGATTTACCTGCGCCAGGCGGCACGTTCAAACAAACAAACTCTTTCTCCGGTGACTCCAACCATGCCACAATCTTGTACGCCGCATCAACCTGCCACGGCGAAGGTACACGCCCCAGATAGCGTCTACGAAAATAATCGAAATCATCCAAAGCCCGCTGCGCCTCAGGACACAACCTGTCAAACGGAATAACCGGCGGCAAATCAGCGACATCCATAACCTGTTTCCATTGATCGGCTTGAACACCACCCTCTTTTTTGCGTACCTTCCCCGAATCGATACGCGCCAACTCCAGATCGGCTTGCGCTACACGCCGTTTAGCATCCCATTTTTGTGCCGTGTTGTAATGTACCGCAGCGATCTTCGCCGCTTCTTTGATTGACATACCAGACGCCCGCGCCTGCCAGTATCGTGCCACATCTTGTGGCGGTACTTGGCGTCTCCCCGAACGGCCCGCTGGCATTATTTCTTTTTAGGTGTCTTTGATTTATTTTTTGATTCCAGGGCGCGTGAAGTTTGACGTGCAACGTTTGTTGCCACAACCGTATTTAGAATTGTATCTACTTTTTTGCCTTGCTGTATTACCTTTTGGGATTCGGCTAATGCTCTACCTGCTCGAACCGACTCAACAGACTTCGATGTTTCAAACAACTTAAAATTTGTGGCAGCCAAATCCTTGCCCATTAGGTTTACTTGAGCAGTCTTGATTGGTGCGGTAGATGAACGAACTTCTCCAACTCCACGTAGAATTCCTTCACGCATACCAGTTATTTCATTTTTGCCTAAACGAAGCGTTTTAGTTAAAGCGTTTCGTGTTACTGGAAGTGCTTTTGCTTTGTTTGCTGCGTTAACTGCTTTTACTGCGTATAAAGGTTTAACAAATGGTGCTACATATGATGCTGCTGATAATCCAACCATTGCTGCGTTAGATACAGAACGGTCTTTTGCAAAACGTTTAACATCGTTAATCCCAGAAACTTCTTTAGCAACTGTGCGAGCAGTTTGATTTGACAAAACATTGCTCAATGGTCCTAAAAATGTTTTTGCTATTTTGCCTGTTACTGTGTCGATTGCTTTGTTTTTGAAATTGTCAAGGTTACTACCAGAAGCATCTGACATAGTCAAATTAGGTTTCATACCACGATTACGAGAAACAGGTTTCTTTTTTGCCATATTCGATGTGGGTCGATTATTAGATTTAGGTTTGCGTACAGCCATATACGTATGATACACTAACACCCGTTGGCGGGTACCGTTGAACATCCCTTATTGGTTGGGGAAAGCTTCCGGACTCCCTACCCGCCAACATAATTTTTTCAAACAGTTGCAACAAACAAAACCATCTGATACCATCACACCACTAAACCACGGCCGTACACCCCTTGCAAGGTGCGGGGCATCAACACCTGGGAACAGGGGTAGATGATCCTGTCATAGGATCAAGCAGCGTAACTAACGTCAACTAGTTAAACATGGTGTCGGCTAAAACAATGGCTAACGGCCACCAACTCGAAAGAGTGAAACGTGGGGGGAAGTACCTGTCGCACATACGTTTGACCTAGCGCACTCGCATACGCTCGCTTGCTCGCAGCGATGACCAGCACCCTTTGTCCACATGCCTCTTTTTTTGCCGTTTTTTTCTATGGCAAAAACTTGTCGGCCCACCACCCAAAGTGAACACAAAACCACACACAGAGACACACCCTTATACGTATCTATGGGGCCCCGCGCCTCGGCAGACCCCCGATCACCCGCCCCCCCGTGTGCGTCGCGTCGCGTTCGCAACCCGCACCAATAGCGCGCCCATAAAGCCCATTATGTTAAGTAGCGCGCACCCGCCCCCCGCTAGTTTCTTCTTCGGCACGTCATCGGGGCATCGGCAACGCATCGCGGAGAGTTGCGACACGTTCGCGGGCGGTTCTTCGTAGTTTCGGGGCAACGGCGCCTAGTTGTGTTTGTGTTGTGTTGGGGTGGCCGCAAGGGTGGCTTGTTGGGGTTGTTTGACAAGTTGTTGCGGATAGTGTTTAATGGGTAGTGGATCATTAGACAAGTGATCTGCGCGCTATGGGAGTGGCGCATATTATGGCTAGATTATTGCGAGACAATGACGCGGTTAGATATCCGCGTGTTTATGGTAAGCGCGATGATGATGGGGGCGTTGTTGTTACGTTCACGTTCACTCAGTCGGTGGAGTTCGACGGGGCGGAGTTGGTCGGGTTATCTGATCGGGAGATCATCGAACGGGCGCGGGTTATGGCGGCGGCGGCGTATGATTTTAACGCTAACGGCGGCGCGTATTTGTTGTTAGGTGATGCCGACGCCGATTTAGAGAATATGGGGGCGGAGTGATGTTTAACGAGATCACGACGCTAAACGACGCGGTAGAGATCGATACCCAACGGGTGCAAATTGTTTTCGTTATCCCGTCTAATTTCGATGCGGAAAGTTTCATTGATGAATTAGTAGCGTGTTATTCGGAAATGAACCCGCACGACGCGCGGCTAGTTAGTTATGAATGGGCGCGGGGGGTAAATAATGTCTAATAAAATTTTGACGTTAGGCGACGCTCTAAACTATTTAGGGATCATCGGCGGGCTAGTTGTGTCGATGGTGGCGTGTGTTTACGTGTTGGCGCGTGTTGGTGAGAGTTGGGCGCGTCGCCGTTGCCAATATCGGCACCCCGCGAGTGTTGGGCGTAGGGCGCGGATAGTTGCGCAACGTCGCGCACAATTAGACGGGCGGGGGGTGATTAAATGAACGGGGCAGATCACGACACGGCGTTATTTGTGGAGATCGCTAACGCGTCGACGGAGACGCAACGCGAACGGATAGCGGCGGAGATAGCCGCCAACGTTGACGGAGACACGCCTAGCGGAATAGGGCTAGACGGTCGGGCGTTGGAGTTGGTTAGCGCGGTTATGAACGCCGACGGCGAGTTATATACCGACGGCGAGTGTCTAGACATGATCGGGCGCATCGTCGATATTTGGCGGGCAACTAATCTAGACGCTTAGCGGATCGCCTAGCCCGATATTGGGGTAGCCCGTCATAGGGCAACTAGGCACTAGCGGGGCAATTCCGCCCCGTGAATAAATAGATAGTTGGGAGACTATGACTATGAGTAAGTATAAATGGGCGTTAGATTACGCCGACAAGTTAGACGAACTAGACGCGATGCGGGAGACACTTAGCGCGGAGTTATCGGCGCGGGATAGTGGCGACTTGTTCGCGCGTTGGGGTGCGGGAGTTGCGGGGCGGGGCGTGTTGCGCAACTCCGACAAGTTGTCTATTGAGTTGTGCTACCCGTCGGCGGAGTTTTCTAGCCACTCATCGGGCGCATATTGTCGGGGGGTTCATTATGTCATCGTTCACCGCAACGGGGCGACGCATCGGGCGACGTTGCGAGTCAATGGCGACGTGCGGGCGAGTGATGGCGAGTTGTCTTATTTCGTCGATGATGACGGGGCGGAGCGGGTGCCGTCGTGTTTCATTACAGATACGACGCTCCCCGACGGTGCCCGCAAGATTATTAACGACGTTGCCGCCGATGAGTGGCGCAAGTTGGCGGTTAGCCCCGCCGAGTTGTGGCGGGAGTGTTTAACGTCGGCGATCCGTCGCGAGTTGTTCGCGGATAGTGCGCCACGTGCGCGCGGGTTGGTGCGGGAGTTCGGGGGGTACTGATCGACACGGTAGCCCTAGCCCCGCATTGGCGGGCTACACGTTCGCGACGTGTCTAGGGCGCAAGGCTTAAACGCCGATTAACAACACAACTACTAGACGGGAGACTAGACATAATGATAGATAGAGATACGGCGACATCGACGACGACGGCGACACTAGGCGACCTAGTGCGCATCGTTGGGGCGATGTCTCAACACGTAAGCACCGACGCGGCGCGGCAAGCATTGTGCGCCATTGTGATCGGGGCGGGGCAGATAACGGCGACGGATAGCTACACGGCGGCGATCTTTACCCCCGACACGGCGATTACGGCGGGCGATACCGTAATGATTAACGGGCGGGAGCTACTGACGGCGATAACTAACGCGCATAAGGCGTTAAAGCGCGACGGGGTGCCGACGATAGAGCTAGTTAGCGACGGCAAGCGTTGGGTTATGACGGCGACGGGTGCTACGGCGACAACGACGGCGGGCGGCGATGTCATCGACGCGCACTATCCGAACGTTAACGCGGTATTTAACCAACCCGCCGACACGATGAACGGGTGGCTACCTACGGGCGTGAACGGCGACTATCTCGCACGGATCACGACGGCACACGGCAAGCTAATCGGCAAGGCCGACACGCCGCTAGTCATAAAGAATTGGCAAGGCAACGTTAAGCCGATCCAATTTGAGACAACTACCGAACTAGGCACACTCCGACAATTACTAATGCCGGTGCGCCTAAAATAACCCCCCTATCGGTAGCCCGTCGTCGTCGATACCGGCGGCGGCGGGCTATTGACATTCTACGACGAACACGATACTATTAACTTATCCCTACTAGATAGGGCTACTGAATGGGAGTTCAGATATGAGAGATATAACCATAACTAGACAAGTGTTTACACTTGACGAACTATCGCCGGCGGCGCGAGAGACCGCAATAAAAAAATTGCGCGAGATCGCCTACGAGACTTTACCATCGCAAATAATTAGCGAAGGCTTAAACGGCGAACTATACAACGTACTTACTGGCGAGTGGGTGGGCGACATTGGCGATAAAAAATTGGCTAAAGACATCGGCCTAAAAATTGAGTGGTCGCTTAGTTATTGTCAGGGCGACGGCGTGGCGATCTACGGCACACTCGATAGCGGCGACGCTACTGGCCTTAATTGGGGTGACGCTACTAAAGCGATCCTTACCCGTAATCATTGGGGTAATCATTACACTCACGGCAACTGTATTGACATCGCGCTATATCGGTACGACGATGAAGGTTATGAGATCGACATAACCGATACCGACTATTTTGCGGATCAGATTAAAGATATTTGCCGCAAGCTTGAACGACACGGCTATGCGGAGATAGAAAACTTGACTAGTGAGACAACGGTAATTGACATGCTTAATGACTGGCATGCCGATATTGCCCGCCGGTTCAATGACGACGGTAGTTTTGCGCCGGCAGAGTTTTGGGGGGCACAATGATTATTGTTCGCAACCGCGACGGGAGCTACCTGATCTCCGATGTCATCGACGGCTACCGTGTAGCCCGCCGATATGTCGGCCACACTAAACGCTACGCGCAACAACTATTTAGGCAAGAGCTTAAACAACTAAACAAGGGAGATAACTAATGAACGTCAAAGAATTAGATCAGATTAAACGGTTAATGAACGTCATTAACGATAACGTCGATAGCCGTTGCCCTATCTGCGGCGACAAACTATCGGCCACAATAGGTAGCTTACAGCCACGATGGGCAGATTATTTTGACAATATCGTATGCTACGACTGCGCGACAAGTATCGCTAAATGCGTAGTGTGTCTATCCGATGTCGATATAAGCGACAACGGCGACGACAACGGCGAGATATCTGACGGCGATACCATTTGCTCCCATTGTTTATATAACCAATGAGATCACGCGCAGACATCCGGCAACGCGACGCGGTGCTACACGCGCTCGACGCTATAACTATCGGCATATTAGGCGACAAGTGGAGTGTCGTTGCGCATATGGCCATAAAGACCATACTATTAGACATAGTTAACGACGGAGATAGCCAATGATCCGCACGAACACTACCGACGCGTTCACAACAACGTGCCTGATTCTATTTGTGATCGCGTTATTTACCGGCAACGATAGCACCGGTCTTGACTGGTTACTCCGCGCCATATGCGTTTACCCGTTCACGCATTTAGCGTGGCGGGCATACCGCCGCACCCGTTAAGCCAGGCACGTCATTAAACGGTATCTCATATCGCGTTACCGCCTACCCCGACACGTATGGGTAGCGCAACGCTACGACGGCCGCTATTGGGCGGGAGAATACAAGTGGCACGGCACGACGTTCGTGCGCGACCTACACGCCGCATATTGTTGGGGTAGTCGATCAGCTTGCGAGTGTGCGATCCGATCTACGGAATGGAATACAGCGAACTTTACGGTGGATACGGTGCTGCCGGTGCGCGTCAACTACGGCGATCTAGTCGCCGATAAGCCCGCGCCACGACGCAACAAGTTCAGCTAACTCGATATCGGTATAGCCGGCGAGTGGCGTATCGTCGTCGGTTAACGGGTCGGTGATGTCATCGAACAACGATGGTTGCCAACTCATACGGCTTGCCATACCCTGATCGGTCGAGCATGACATTCCGGCCTACTCGATGGCCGGTACCGGTTCGTTGGTGCGATCAACCCTAAGCGTTTAACGGCGACAACTACCGCGCCGATGGCGCGTGGTTCGTGCGGGGTGGCGATGTTTCGGCGTTCAAGTTCACACCAAATATCGTCGGTCGTGAAGTCGAAGCTGGCTGCGGCCACGTCTCGAACAATGTTTACGGCGTGTTGCCACCAGTCGGGGTCGGCGTTTACGGCGACATCTACCAAAGCTTGATCGCGTAATTGGATACCGGTGTTCATGGTTTAGTCCAACCTAAGTTGGATGCCCGCCATGTTGATGCGGAATGGTTTGCTTCTACGCCTTTGCTGGTTGCGTTGTCGTCGTACAGCCGCAGGATATATATGCAGGGGTCTGAGCCTTCGGAGAACTGTTCATCTTCGGTTGCTGTTGTCGGTAGCCCGTCATGTATTTCGCATACAGGTGGTGAACAAAAATTGTTTTTGTATCCGTACTGTAGCCATTCGTCGAACGTCATTTGGTTTTGTCCTTTGTGGTCATTGGTTGTGTTTGGTGGTTGTTTGCGCATGTCGGTGGCTCTGACAGCTTGACGTAGGTGATTATGGTGTTGCCGCAAGTAGGGCAAACCCATTCGTGTTTGATCCCCTTCATCGCAAGTTAGAATGGTTCTTCGTCGGCCAGTTTGACTGGTGCTGCTGCCGGTTTTGGTGCCGGTTTTGTTTTGCTGACGTTCGTGGTGCCTGCCGGTGCGAGTGACCATAGTTCTGCGTCATCAAATTTGGCGACCCGTTTGCCGAGGATCACAGTTTTTGTGTCGCCTGCTTTGGTGGTGACTTCGACTTCCATATCTGGTTCGCCTGCGAACTCTTTGATGCGTACGCCCCATGAGTCGTCTTTAAGTTTGTAGAATGATGCTGACATGAATGTTCCCCCTTTGAGGTAGTTTTGTAGTGGATTAGATATTCGGATCAGAGTTCTGCACCCTGAGCCATTGCTATTCTCATTCGTTCAACCATCTGTTTGTAGGTTGATAGTTCTCGGTTGATATCGATGGATGCTTGAACTGCTATATCCAAGTTCCATATTAGTTTTTCGTTTTCTTGTTTTAGTTCGTCACGTTCTTCACGTAAACGATCTAAACTGTTTTGCAGGTCGTTACAACGTGCATCCCACATCGCTAGTTCTGACGCCTGTGCATCGGTCATAACCCCATCCTAGTCTTATATTTGCGGCTGTGTAGTAGTCTCCGGCGTTCAGCGGCCGATTTGCCACCCCAAACACCGTACATGATTTCGTTATCGAGCGCAAACCTTAGGCATCGTTCCCGTACAGGGCAGTCTGCACAAAACTTTTTTGCTGTGCTAACAAGTCGGCTTTCACCGATCTCAGGGAACCATGATATGCCGTCGCTGGTGTGGCATTTGGCGTTGTCCATCCAATCTGTTTCTTTGTCAACTAACTGGAATGATGCGAGTATTTCCCCCATTGCTTCACTTTCCCCAGGGTCGGAAGCCGTTTCCGCTGGTTTTTTGGGCGTAGTCATAGATTGTTTTGGCGGCTTTAAGGTTTGTTAACGGATTGAATAAGTCTTTACAGTAGTTGATTATCCCCAATGTTTGCAAGTATCCGTTCGGATACCAGCGTGTAGGTAGGCACCATGATCGGTCGTTGATTTGGGTTAAACCTATGTCGGTTGACCCGTCGGCGTTCAGGGTGGTGTTGTGGGCTTGGGTTAGGCACCTTGATTCTCGATGAAGAATCTGGTCAAGGGTCGGTAACTGGTCTAGTTCCCAGCCTGCTTCAAGGGCTGTATCCCACCATTGTGGGCATAGGGCTTTAGGTTTGGCTACCGCTACAGGGTCGCGCCAGACGCGCTGTATTGCGTTCTGAGCGACCAAAACAGGGGGTGGGCTGTTAGGTACAGGGGTCTGTTCAGCGAGGCTTGTAACCCCACCTACAGTCAAGGTGACTGTGAGAACGGCGAATAGCCGTGAGAGTGCATCCATTAGATTCTCCTACCTTAGTTGATTGGTTGTGAGTCTTATTTTATAAGGGCTATAAGTTCTGCGAACTCGTTGAGTGTCATCAACACTATCCCGTCAGAGTTACCTTCGGGCATGGCGATCATTGCGAAAGGTCTGATGTCACCCAACGCTTTAGAAGCATCCGATTGCGTTTTCGCCGCACGAAACCTGGTTTCGATAGGGCCGACTTGCGCACCGGCTTTAACTTCAACGCGAAAAAAACCGGACCAATGTTCTTCATGCCGAGAACCTGCGTTACCTGTCGCAGATAAACCCAGTTTGCGTCGGGCATGTCGGGCTTTAGCATCACCTTTAGTTCGATTCCTTTTCCCCCGAGCCGCAGGATCGTTACATCCACGTACCCGTCGCTTACCGTCACGAGATGGGCGACCGAGCAACCCGAACTTCGGACATTCAGGTAGGTTGCATTTCTCACGGTTGCCTTGACATTCCCCTTTGCGTTCATCGGTCATTGAGGGTCAAGGGTTTCGATGAGTTCCCAAACTTCACCTTTGGTCATCTCGTTCAAATCGTTCAACGGATGCTTCACCGAACCGACAGCCAACTCTAGTTTGGCTTCAGGTGTGTCGAAACCTTTAGAGTTCATTAACGCTTTCAGTTTCGCCAACTGTGTACCACCCACCTTGCTGTCAGGGTTTGATGGTTTCACGTTCGGGTTATGTACCGGTTCTACGGGTGTTGCTTTGAACGTTTCAACTATCGCCTTTTCTGCTTCAGCGTTGGTTAAAGGTTTCGGTTGTTCTTTCATTGACTTGAAAGCGTCACGCAACTTCGCCATGTCCGCTTCTTTTAATCCGATCAACAGTACGCCTGCCTGTTTCGCTACCTCGTTCGGGTCAAGGTTCGCTTCTTTGCAGGCTGCTTTGAATCGGTCAATGTTTTCTTGGCTGACAACACCGGCAGGTTTAGGTGCCGTGGCAGGGTGTTCTTCCCACTCAGACTTTGACCAAAGTGAGAGACAGATACCGAACCGCATAGATGCGTTGCGTAGGAAGTCGCCTACAAGTTCTTTGTCTAGATCAGGTTTGTCCGAGCGCACCGAACCGACACCCAACATGGTTTTGCCAAGAATAGTTAGATGCCCCCACATGGTTGCCATGCCGTTTGTTTCGGTGATCGCTGGTCTGCCGTTCACGAACTCGACAGGCGACCAGTTCCACATCGGATCAATGTCAATCAGGATGCGGTTGATTTCTGCGTGACCTACGAAGTCGAGCGTGATGCCGCCTCGTGGCAGTTTGCCGACGATAGACGGATCAGGTACACCGTATGTGCTGAGTATTTCTTTTAGTTCCATTGCTATTCTCCTTTGGTTGCCACACGTAACGTGCGGATGGTTGTTGTTTTCTTAAACTTCTCTACTAACGCTGGGTGTTCTTGTTCAAGTTTCTTTTGATCCAACGATGTGCGTTCAGATGTTTTCCAAGTCAAAGCCAAAGTGCCGTTCAATGTGGCGTACTCGGCTTCACCCATCAGGCCGCACAGTTCTGCTTTGATTCTATCTTCGGTTGCTTCTAGTTCTTTCATCTGTTGTTTAACTTGTTTCAACGCAACGATTTGTTGTTTCATGCTGGAAGGCAGTTCGACTGTGGTGTTGACACCTTGCGGGTATTGGGTTGAGATGTGCCGGTAGGCGTACTCTGCGCCGTCAGGCAACATCCCTAAATCTATGGCTGCCAAAAACTTTCGGCAAGCGTCAATGTGTTTCTGTTTCTCATCTGATGAAACCTTTTGTACATGGTGGTGTAGTTCCAGGTCTGAGTCAAAGATTGCCCAATCGATAGAGAAAACGTTTGCGCAGATCGCCTGCTGTATACCTTGCCAATACCAGTAGTCGGGCAGTTTCCCATCCCAACGTTTCCTTGTCGTTTTAACCTCGATGACTTGGCGTTGGTCGGGTTCATCCATGCTCAACGCATCAAGCGTTGACATCAGGCGAACACCATCTTCTTCGTAGCAGTACAACACATCTGGTGTGTACAAAACTTTGTTCAGTCTGTCTGCCGCCCATTTAATGAGTGTCGGTTCAAGCCGGTTGCCTCGGTCCATTGCCGAATTCGGTGCCTCAGGTTGTGGTGGTTCAGGTGCCAACAGTTCTGTTGCCAAGTCTGCCGCAGTTTTGAACGGGTGCGCACCGTGAACTACAGCCGCTACCGATGCTGTGATTTGTGGTTCACCTGATTCGTTTTTCCATCGGGCCGCCAACCAGTCGGCTGTGCCATGTTCAGGTTTAATTCTTGTATACCAGTTCTTATTCACTTGTTCCCCTTTGTTTGGTTTAGTTAGAGCATACGGTGAGGGTGTTGCAAAGTCAAATCAATTTTTGCTTGATCCAAAACTTTTACGTTCTGCACCATAGACACAGGGATATGTGTCACCATCCCTATAGTTTTAAGGTTCGGTACCTCGTCAGGCATATATGAACCGGTGATCGAAATGTACCCTGGCAAACATTCAGGCCACAAGAACCCTACCGACACAACATGGCAGGCTTCAGGTTTGTAGGTTTCTATCTCGATCCAGCCGTTATCGGAATCGTATGCGTCTATCCAATGAACGGACACAAGTGACCACGGGCAGGACATCAGTTTTCCTTTGGGAGATATTCGTAACTGGCGTGGGACATGGACATGATGCGACCTTCACGGGTTATCGCAACCCAAGTCGGGGCGTCAGGGTCACAGACACATGACGACACTTTCGTTTCATCATGCTCGATGATGGCGTCACAATGTTGGCAGCAAAGTCTCATAACCAGCACACATATTCTGACGTTACACGCCCTTTGATCGGGTCAACGAAATGCAGGCGTTGGCTGGGTTTGCCGACCGCTGCGATGAACGTGCGGGCATACTCGTTGTGGGATTCAGGTGAACCTGTTACGAACACTCGACCACCGTTCGCCATCGTGAGTGCGGTAGGTGTATGAAAATGCCCCATGTAGCAGTCATGGAATGGTTCTACGACACCTGTGGACCATGCCGAAACTTTGCGCAGAATAGAACCGAACGCACCTATTTCGTCACCGTGAACCAACAGAACGTTGTAGTTGCCGATAGCAAAAATTTGGTACCAGTCATCAGACATCTGCCATTTGACATGTTTGATGTCGGCACAGTTGTTTGATGCGATCTGGTATGCCATACGGTCAATGTTGTCGCCGGCTGGCATGTCACCTTTTTTGCCTAGTCTGCCATGATTACCGAACTCGCACACCACTTTGACTGATTCAAAGTTTGTGGCAAGGGTACGGATAGCGGACTCGATGATGCGCACCACGGCAAACATCTGTTCGTATAGATGCGCACCGATCTCGAACTGCTGGCCTGGGAATATGCCTACGCCTTCCACCATGTCGCCACCCAACATGACAACACATTCTTTGACGGGATGGTGGGCGCGTTGTATTTCGGTGAGTTGAATAACTTTGCGGATCATTTCCTCGATGCGGGCTGTCAACACGTTGATGTCGTACGAGACTGTTTGTTTGCCTGCCTGCCAGTCGGTGAGATGTACGAGCGCAACCTCGGGTTTGATTTTGCGTTTATCTTTCACCGGTGGGATAACTGTTGGGCGTGGTGTCGCCAACAAAGATAACCGTGCCGCTTCGTAGACGGCTTCAATCAGGTCGGATGTTTTAAGTTTCGCTTTCGCTTCGGCACGTTGACTTAGCAACAGGGCTTTGCGTAAATCTATGACCTGCTGTTCCAAAAACATTTGGTCTTTGAGTCTCATTTCCATGATCTCCTCAACGCCGTCAACGCCGAAGTAGATGCGACATATCCCCGTTTAGTTAACGTGCGTTGTATCGCACCTGCGCTAATCGTCGAATCTTTCAACGCTTGCACCAAGTCTTTGTATTCTTCGGCTTTCATTTCTTTTTTCAGCCGAGTAAGAATTGTGCGGTCTGCTTTGCCGCTACGGACTTCTTCCAAGAATTTGCCCACTATTTTGCCGCCATGTTTAGGCATGTCAAATAGCCTAAAGCATCCACGAGGCTGTCGTGGTGGATGGTGTCGCGTTCAAGGTTGGTGCGTAACCGTGCGAGTTTGACTGCGACCATGAACATGATCGCTTCGGATACCTCTAGGTTGATGCCGGTGAGCGCATAGTAGATGTCGGCGACTTTACGGTAATCGTCTGCTGGATGACCGTAATCGTTTTGTCTTGGGCCGTTAACAAGTTTGTGTGCCTCTAAAAGGATTTCACTTCCTGCTGTTGCCTTTGGTTTTGTTGACATGTTTCATCCCCTCGATAATGGTATCTATTTTTTTTATGAGATTCCAAAGATCGTCTTGTTCGCTGACCCCTGGGTAAACCTTACTTAGGTACTTCCTTATTGCCTTCAACTCTATCTTTGTCAATTCCAAGTTCATTGTCAAGTATCCCTCCGGTTGCGTGAGAGATTAGGTGGTCTGTTACCCGTCTGTCAACTTTGTCCACTTTGGTTTCTACGCGACCTATGCCTTTGTGCATGATGCGTAGGACAGCCATCACGTTGTCGTGATCTTCTCGGTTTTCTTTACGGAATACGGTTATAACGGTGACGATAATTCCGCCGACTGCTGTGACTACAGCCGACAGTATTAGCGCCCAACCCGCATCCATATCATACGGCTTTCTGCGAATCAACCCACGCCTGCACAGCAGGGGTAGGGTTATCACCGGTTACCAAACGCAGATGCCAGGGTTCGCTTGGTACCACTTCCCATGAAAATCCGAAGTCTTTGACGTTTGCGATCAACCAATTCAAACGCTTTGGTTCGCCAGCAGAATGAACGTCAACAGCCAAACCGAGGTTATGGTTCGACTTCCCTGGGGTGGCGAGCATCGCCATACCTTTTCGCAGATACCAAGTTTTGCCTTCAAACGTTTTAGTTGATGTACCAGGGATCGGATCGGTGCGGTAGCGTTGCAGGAAAGCGGCTTTCTGTGACTCGTAAGAACGATACAAGTCGCCTGCGCTGGTCGGTTTGAGAACAAGTCCATCCAATGTGGCTTTTGCGACCATTGCGTTCCATGCGTCAGCGGCCCGCCAATGCAGTTTGCCGCCACCTTTGATTGGGCGTAGCAGGTTCTCAGGTAGTTTCCCTGGCTCGACACCTTTCAGGTCGGCTGGCATGACGATGGGAACGATGTAGTCCCACGCAACTTTTTTTGGCATTATTTCTTTTTGGCTTTGGTGCCGAACGCTGCCGAGATTTCTTCTGATGTGAGTTCGCCGTCAACTGATGCGGCTGCGAGTTTCTGTACAACACCGAACAAGGCTGTGAGTCCTGCGACACCAGCGGACTTGATTACGTCGACACCGAGGATTGCGCCACCTGTGATGATAGGTAGGGCTGATGCGATGAACAGCGACACGAGGCGTTGTGCGAGGTCAAGGGTTTTGGCAATCATGGAGTTCATTCTGGGTCCTTTTGTGTTAGGGATATCAGCGAGTGTAGCACTATGCCGATACCTGTTAAGAGTAACGCCTGTCTTAAGGTAGGACCTGACAAGGTAATTAAAACCATGCCCGTACCCACCCAAGTCCAAGTGTTATCCCTCACGTAGTTGATGATGTGTTTCATTATCGTCTAATCCTAGTAGGTGGGATTGCGGCGATGAGCGCACCTACAGCGACGAGGGTTCGGCGTTCACCGACGGGGATGTTTGAGCCTGTCGGTACATAGTTTTCGAATTGTGAACTGAAGATGTCAATAGTTTTTTCGAACGCTTCTTTGATTTCTGTTGGGGCTTCTTGGATGGCTTCGGTGAAGGCTTCTAGTTGGGTGTCGGATAGTTCTTCTACGACGATTTGTTCAAAGAGTTCTTCAGCCTGAGTTTCGGTGATGGCGGCTAGGACTTCGGGGCTTGACGCTATTTCGGTGGCTTGGTCTGAGGTGATGTCTGCGGCTAGGACTTGGGTGATGGCTTCAACAATTTGTTCAGGTGCGGCTTCGGTGAGGGTTTCTAGGATTTGTTCTACTTGTTTGTCGGTGACGGGTTCATCTTCGATGACTTCTTCCAATACTTCTTCTACTTGTTCGTCTGTTACAAGTTCGGGTAGGGTGATGGGTGATGAATCCTGTACTTCTAATAGTGTTGTTTCTGATATATATACCGACGGCTCTTGCAGTTCTATTGGCTGTTCTGTTTCGTCAAGAACAGGCCCATCTTCGTAGTCGGGAAAAAATGTCTCAAGAATGGTTGTCTGAACAGGCAAAACAGGTTCTTCTACAGGACCGTCAGGATCGGTTATAAATGTTTCCGGTTCGGTTATGTCAGGTACAATCACTTCGTCTGGTTCGGTTATAAATGTTTCTGGTGCTGTGGTTTCGGGTAAGACAACTATGGTTTCGGGTACGGTTATGGTGGTTATCGGTTGAGTCTCAATGGTGGGATTAGTAGTGGTGGTTTGCGGGGGAGTGTAGGGTGCTTGCGTTGTTGTCGGGGCTGGTTGAGTTGTTGTGGTCGTGGTTGTCGTTGTACTTTCAACTGATGTGGTTGTGCTTGTCTGAACTGGTTCGCTGGTTGTGGTCGTTGATGTGGGAAGGGTTGTCGTAGATGTCGAAGTTGTTGTGGTCGTTGAGGATGTGGTTGTTGAAGTTGTTGTTGAAGTTGTCTGCGAAACTGCGCTAGTTGTAAACGCCTCGTCAGGCACGATTGTCCAGTCGCCGTCATCTATTTTCCATGCGAGCATCAGACAGGCGTTGCCGCCGTTGTCGTACATAAACAATTCAAGTGGCACACTTTCGGCGTTCAGTTCTAGCGGACCTGACATAGTCCAAGTACAACCCTGATCCTGCCACACACCGAACTTGTTGCCGCCGATAGTTATCTCCCCGCCGTCATCTGACGCAATCATGAACTCGATTGTGTTGTGTTCAGGGATGTCTATGTAGCCTGTCATGTGGACCATGAACAGGTCGCCTGTGCAGTCCTCGTACGGTTCACCATCATAGGAACGGTTGATGTTGTTCTCTGTCTCCGAACCGCAGACAGGGTATTCGGATGTGGATTGGGCTGGTGGTATTTCGTCGATTGTGTAGTAGGTGGTTGCTAACCCTGGTGTTGGTTCAGCGTTCGCTTGTTGTGGGAATACTGCGAACAGGATTGCTGGTAGCGGTATAAGCCAGCGTGTTAGATTGCGACCCACACTTTAAGATTCAACTATTTCTATCCATTGTTGGTTCGGTTCAAACCACGCATA